GTGCTAGGCACCCCTAGCACAACTATTAGTTGGTTTAAGAATGGTCTGTAAGTTAGGGTTGACTTTTCTAAGTGATTGAAAAAGTGGAGTTTTTTGGTTTAATGGTGTAGCGTAAAGCATTGTTTTTATTGACAAAATGGGGAAGCGGCCGGGGCAGGCTAACCTATTGAAAACAAAGGGAAAAACGTGATCAGACCGGGCGTTTTTCAAAAAAATCAAGGGGTTAGAGTAAAAAAAAAGAGGCCGAAGCCTCTTTTTCTTAACAGTCAGGGTCAAAGTCTGCCCATTCCTGCGCCTCGTCTGGCTGGTATTCATCATATCCAGCCAGCTCAATTTCGCATTCTGTGCAGATTGTGATTTCGCCCTCTGTCTCGAAGGCCATATATTCGCAATCAGCGCAACCCTCTAAACCTGTAGTTTTATATTTAGGCATGAGCCGCCTCCTTTTCTATTGTAAATTTTTCCCAGATTCGTGTATCAAAATCGCGTGGTGATTTGACAACCTTTACGCGCTTTTTGCGCTTCAAAATACGCTTTAAGATTTCAGCCTCAATTTTGGTATCTTCATAAGCTGTATGCGCCTCGACAAAATCAGGGTCGTTAGTCTCGAAGCGATAGACATTTTCCGCGCTGGTAGAGTAGAATTTGCCAGATGCTGTTTTTGGTGCTGTGTAGGCTTTGGGTGCAGATAAAGCCCAGTTGCCCCAGATGTCCAGCAATTCGACAGAGTGCCGCATAAATTTAGTTTCTTTGGTCATGCGCTTGGTTGTGATATTTAGAGCAGAAACATCAAAGCCAGCATTATAAGCGCAAACAATAACGCGATAGCCTTTTGCCTTAAGATGCGCGACATGAAGATTGAACAAACGGCGAGCCTTTGCAAAGCTGGTCACGCGATGAACCCCCTTGTCCATGCGCTTTGCATAGCCTGAAACCTTATGAATGAAATAAGGGCGTTCTGTAACGGCAACATCAAACAGAACCATATCTGCCTTGCCTAGTATATTTCCGCGCTTGTCAATAGTAGTCCAACCGAAGTCAAAAACCAGTTTGGAAAAGCCAGAGGTTTCTGTGTCCATTACGATGTAAGCATTAGGTTTGATAGTCATGTTATCCTCGTTTAGTTGTATATGATTATTTATAACAGATTAAGCCGACAGTTTCAAGGCTTTTCTTTGCTGTAGAAACATTTTTTCCGCCATGCGGAAACCTTTTTTCAGGTCTGTTTCTGGCAACCAGTGGAAGCCCTCGAAGTGAGTAAAGGCAACATCTGATATTTTATTTGGTTGGATTGTTTTGCAAGTGCCAACCGCATAAACTGGTTTATTAAAAGCAAAGGCCATGCCGATTTCGACAAGTGCGCCTCGCTGTTCTTCGCTCATATCTTCGCAATAGAGCAGAACAAAATCGCAATCTCTAACATCTTCAAAGCAGATTTGCCAGAGAATATCTTTGCGCTTTTTAACGATATAATTGTTATCGTCTAAATCAATCCAGCGACAGTTGACATCATAGCCATAAACGTCGCGCAATTCTTGAAACTTTGGAGCGTGCCAAATTTTTCCAGCTGTGTAAACTTTCATTTGTTTATTCCTTATATAGTTATCTTATGCTTTATTATAACATGAAGATGCGTAGAAAGTAAAGCATTAAATGCATTATTTTGTGATTATTTCTGGTAAGTGTGGCATTTATGCAACAGTTGATCCGTGTAACCTATTGAAAACATTGAATAATTCGGGTTGCGGCCGGGCCCCCTAAGCCTTTGTTTTTTCTGTGTTTTTCGCCTTGATTTGAGCGTTTAACTTGTCGACATCTGCCTGAGTGATAGCGCGATTACGCATCGGGGCAAGATTACGCTGGTTGAGCAGATAAGAGATTGCCTTTTTAGAGCGAATTATTTGATATTTTGCCATTTTGATTTTCCTTTTCTCGAATAGAGTTTTTTTGAGGGGACAACCTGAGAGCGAAATGCTCTCAGGTTTTTAGCGACAGGGTTATGCTTTCGCAAAGTGGGTGAGCAAGTCTTTGATTGCATCTTTGGTAGCTCCTTGTAAGCCATTGACATCAAAAGGATAAACTGCCTCAAGGTCGTTGAGTAGTTCTTTTTTGGTTGGCTCGTCTGATTTGCGAGCCGTTGCCTTTGGCTGGGCAACATAAACGCCCTCGCGAACCAGTTTTGAGCGAACAGAACGAACAGACTTCTCGATTGAAGCCGCAATATCCTCAACGGAAATTCCGCCTTGGTATTGGTCAACAATTTGAGCTGTGAGTTCTGGGGTGTAGTTGATAGCTTTAGCCATGTTATTTCTCCTAAGAGTTAGAGTTGAGGTTATGCCCCATTATAACATATCTTTCAGAGAGAGTAAAGCCTTTATTTTTTATCGTTAGTTTTCAATGTGTTAGCTGACTGTTCAGATTGCGTCTGGGGGTGTCGTTTCTGGGTGATTCGCAGTCGCATTTAGAACATTTTGCCATACGCCAAAAAGTTGTATTGCCCATGACATTATCAATCATAGGTTGCAGCTGGCGCGAATGTCCTGTAACTAGTTGTAATCATTAAGAAAATCGGGATCTGGCCGGCCCCAGCCCGAATTTCCCTTTTAAATCAAGCAGTTAGACCGTATATAGCGAACATTAAAACAGAAGCGTTAACAGTTAACAGCCAGCGGTCGCGGTTGCGGATAGCATGAGCAATCCACGCCAGAGCCGCAACCGAGCCGATAGCCATGGCCAGAGCTGGGGCATATCCAAACGCTAATAACGCCATTTGAGATATAACCCCTATAGTTCCGATAAGGCCAAACATCTATAGAGTCCAGCCGTTAAGCATCATAATCTGAATAACCAGAATAATGCAAGGAACAATTGTGCGGATAATTTCCAAAAAATGCCAAAACATATTATGCAACCCTTTCTTGAATTTTGTTAGGATGAACAACCGAGATGCCAATTTTACGAAGTGTTGAGCGAACAGATGCCGCATCATCAAACATAACCTTGTTGGCATTTTTGAATTGCTTTAGATTGAATAGAGAGGATAGCTGTTTGCGTTTCAATTCCGCATCTGCTTCCATGTTGCCTTTAGGGCGATATATAATCTTGTCAACGCATAAACCATTATCCTGCAGAAATTCAAAGTCTGCATCCTGCATGGTTCTAGCTGTGCAAACGATAACATAATCGCCAGCTTTGCAACGCTTGTGCATTTGCTGAGAGAGTGGCAACAGCTTATCCTGAAAGATTTTTTCAGGTGTAGCATTATCAAACCAGTGAGCAAGGTCAAGAGTGCCGTCTGGTTTGGTAGCCTGACGATGAGAGCTATCAATAGTAGTTCCGTCAAGGTCAAAGATAAGAATATTTTTAATCATGGCTTACGCCTCCTAGTTGTTTATATATTAGTTATAACATGAAACAATGCCGAATGTAAAGCCTTAATTTGCATTTTATCGCATTTTTTTCTATTGTGTTGCATTTATGTCACAGTCTGATCGTGTAACCCGTTGTAATCATTGAATTTTTTGGCATCGGCCGGGGCTAGCCTGATTTAGTCAATGAAAACAAGGGCTTACGCCCTTGTTGCCATATATAGTTTTTGTTTCTTTAGTTTTTTAGCGTAGAATTTATTTTTCTTAGTGCGAGATTTTGGTTTATTAGTCATTTATAAATTCCTTCGCTAAGTATTCTATAAGTTCGTTGTAAGATTTACGCCCAAAGTTAGCAATCGCCCCTTCTTTAAGTGGACGCGCAACAGGCTTGCCATATGAGCGCGTATAATTAAAGCTGCTCCTGTTATCAATTAGAGATTTAAGGTCAACGCCTTTAAGCTGGTTAGTGTCAGTGATGCCAGCATTTTTTAAGACGGCGCCAGTGCGAACAGATAAGTTTTCAAAGTCGATAAGCATTATATTTCCCTTTTATTGATATGTCTAACCATTAACGAAGTGAAGGTGGCTGTAACCAAGAAACCGATAGCAACAAGTAACAGGCCAATGATTATAGCAAACTTATCGCCTGTAGCCCAACCGCCAGCAAAAGCCGCCATGATGAAACCAAAGAAAGCTAGAAGCATTCCAGCAACCATTTGCATAAAAGAAAATAAGATAAACATTTTTTGCCTCCTATATGAAAAGATTGATTGCGCCAGCTACGCCAGCAATTAAGAATGAAGCGATAATCAATGAAGCGATAGGGCTGTCTTTGATTGCGTCTTTTGAAGTCCAGTGTAACATTTTAAAGCTCCTGTAAGTTCCTTATATATTATATATAGCAACCTTTAGCCCTAATGTAAACCCCTAAATGCAATAAAAATGCATTTTTATTTCCTTTGTTTTCAATGACTTAAGAAAAAAAATAAATAAAAAAACCTAATGATATCAATGGGTTACGCCGAGCGCCCGGCAGGTAGGGCGGTTAGGAAGACTTGCTTTTAATCGGGTTTCGGGTCTACATCTTCACGGCCTTGACCAGGGAATTTTTCAAATTTCAGGTTATGTCTTGACATCCCTTGAAGGGAATACTAATATAGACTTAAAGTCTAAATCGATCTCAGCACCGATTTGAAAAAATTTTTATAGGAATAAGATGGTAAAATACAAGTACGGGCCGTTAGAGTATATCACAAAAGGTATGGATGACGATGAAGGTAATTATTATTGGAACGGTTTACCACCTGTAGGTTATGATAATAGTGGTATACCTATAGATCAAAATGGTAATCAGTGCTTAGATATGTCCTGTCCTCTGCACCCAAGTTGGGAGCCTTATGAAGTAGAATATAGCGGTGTGTTAGCTTATAATATTCCAACTATTAAACATTTTAGGCATTGGTTTGATGAAAATTTTTTAGAGATTAGTGATAGGCAAATTAAGCGTTATATACTTAAATGGTGGCACGCTAGAGCACTAACTGGCACCCCTTTTTATGCTGAGTTACTCAAAAAATACTCCTCTGTCGAGGAGCTTATGGAGGCAGTATGGCCAGAAGAACAGATATAATAGATGCTTTACGAACTCATCTTCTGGGTATGGGCACAGTTAATCAAGTATTTAAAAAATACATGTATATGGATGAAATTAATGATTTTCCGTCCATTACATTTATAGCTAGAAACGAAGCTCGTGAACATCGGGGAGACGGTCGTAAACTAGCAGTTATACGTGTAGATCTTAGAATCTATGAATATGATCGAGACATTAACGAGTTAGACGAGCGTTTAGCTGAGATAGAAGAGAGAATCAATTCTTTTACAGCAGCTTATAGACAATATGGTGTAGAAATTACTCAGGCAGTTACTGTAACAGGTGATGAGGGTTTAATGAGACCCTACCAAGTAGGCGACATACAAATTTTAATTACATACGATGTGGATACTCAGTCTCAAGGTGGTAGGCTACCTCTTAGAGTTGATACTACAACAATAACCGCAGATTCAATTCTACATAGCGCAGACGCAACAAGGAGATAACATGGCGCAACAAATTATTAATATAGGTACTGTAGCAAATGACGGAACTGGTGATCCTCTACGTACTGCGATGGATAAAACAAATAACAACTTTACTGAGCTTTATACTACATCCCATAATGTTCAGATCTTAGAGTCTAATGTTATAGCAAACGCAAATGTAACCTACTCTTTAGGTAACGCAACTAACCAGTGGGACTATGTGTATGCTAACACATACTCTGTTGGCAATGCTGTAATCTTTAATGGAGTAGCTAACAGTTCCATTTCATGGAACACAACTGAAGATGTGTTAGACATTGCTCATGAAGACGGTACTATTCTTCAGACAGGTCTTGAGAACTATATTAAGGTTCAGAACAATCTTGGTTTTCAGGCTAACAACGGCACAGTAGTAGCCTTCGCAGGTGTTGCCTCTGGCAACCCGTCTATTCAGCTACATATAGGCGATGGTTCTATCAACCCGGTTTACACTCTTGGCGTGATGACAGCTAACGTTGCTAACGGCTCCGCTGGCCGTGTTACTAACCTCGGTAAGGTTCGTGATATTGATACTACAGGAACGGATGTTGGCGAGTCTTGGTCAGCAGGTCAGGTCCTTTATGTTAACCCCGCAGCTCAGTACGCAGGCAAACTCACTAACGTGAGACCGACTGCTCCTAACGTCGCGATCTCTGTTGCAGCCGTTCTAAGCGCTGCAAATCCAGGAGAACTGCTAGTCCGTCCAAATTACTATGAGCAAGAGTATTATGGAGTGTTCTCACGTACCACCGCTAACACCGCTCCTGCAACCAACACAGCTGTTCCGATTGTGTTGGATACTACTAACATAGCCGAAGGAATTAGCCTAGGTACTCCAGCTTCTCGCATAGTATTTGCCAATCAAGGACTCTACAATGTTCACATTTCAGCTGAGTTTCGGTCAACTAATGCATCTTCAAAAGATGTGTATATCTGGTTTCGTCAAAACGGAACCGATGTTCCAAACTCCACTCGTATCTTCACAATGACTAACAATGGAGCCAAGCAAATTGTAGCAGTTGAGCTTATTCTACAGCTTGCAGCTGGTGACTATGTAGAGCCTTATTGGGCAACAACCGACTTAGCAGGAGAACTCTACGCACAAGGTGCGACCGGCTTCGCGCCTGCGGCGCCGAGCGTGAGAATTAAGATCACACAGGATGCACAGTAATGACAACTAAGATTACAACCACAGTTGACGCACTTAATAAGACTTTGGAAGCTCCAGCCTTAGACCCCGTAGTGTTGGCACTCGCAAACGACTATCTGAGCGGAAAAGGCGTTGAAGAGATTGCGTCCGAGTATGGCATCTCAGAAGACCGCGTGACCGCAGTGATTGAAAAGAAGGAGGTCAAAAACTATATTGATTCTGTATTCGCAACTCAAGGTTATCTAAATCGTATCAAGCGAATCAATTTAATCAATCAGGTTATT